GGTGCTATTGGTGTAAGTCCAGATGAACCACCAGCTTTTGGTATTATAGTTCCAGGGATTAGTTGTATGTTATCTACATTGATAACGCCATCATCTTCTACTTGATACATACCAGATATACTCATCTGTGCATTTTCAAGTATCAATTCGATAACAAGATTTGCAGTTTTAATTGCAGGTAGTGCAAGTTGTATTGGGCCTCTACCATATACTTCACCAGCAACTTTTGACCATCTATAAACTACATATGGATTAGAACCCACACCTTTAAATGTTTCTTCCATAATCTTGTGTTCATATTCTTTTGCAATAACACAATAAATATGTTCTTCTTCTTTTGTATTAAAATAGTTTCTATAAACTACTTCTAGTATCTCACATTCTTTATCACCACCTTTTACCATATCCATCATCATTTTATCTGATAGTTTACCATTTGGATATGCATGTTGCAGATCACGCATCTTAATTCTACGCATGCGATATACATGATCTATAGTATCGTTATGACCAGCATCAAGTGTTACTTGTGGTAATGGGATTGCTTTGAACCGTATTGGTTGTAATGCATCACCTTCTTCTACAAGCAAAACACCAGTGCCTACTGCACAATCTAAAAATGTTTCATGTACTTCTTGTGCAAAGTTTGAGTTCTGTAGTATCTCAAATACATATTCAGTAACTTCATCTAACATCAAGTTAACTTCTTTTTGTTGCTCTGGTGGTATCTCTGTACCAGCTACAAGATCAGCCCATCGAGCATAGTTAGGTACAATCCCTGCTTGTAGTCTACTAGCAAATTCTTGAACACCAACTACAGCAGTTTCATCAAAGATCCTATCTGATCTTCTGCGCCCTGGGCTTTCAGAATAAAAACTTTCTCTTTGTGGCAAGGTATACTCATAGCATTCTTCAAATGTTGGTAACCATAAGTCTTTTAATGATTGTGCTGAAGTATATCGTGAGAGTAATCTCTTGACATCACTTTCATATATATTTTCTTGAGTTTGTGGTTTTACGTCAATTACCATTATACACCTAATGTATCCTTAGTCATAAGATTGCCAGCTAACTTAAATCCTTGTCCACCAGCTCTGCCACTTAGTAATGATCTTGTGCCACGTTTACCAGTATATGCATCAACACGTAATTCAAATTGTTTTTGCTTGTTAGCAAGAATCTGTGCTTGTTCTTCTGCTCTTGCTCTTTTGCGTTGTTCTAATAATGTAGCATCTTCTGCAAGTGGTGGGGGTGGCTTTGGTTTAGAACCAAGTAATGAACCGACACACATTATTTCATCCTTCCAAATACTGATCGTGGTTTTACACTAAAGACATCAAAATTTCTTTTAGCTATTACAGGTTTACTCTGTTTTTGTCCTATTGTCAATGCACGACCTTCACCAGCACCTAACAATAGATATTGAAAGGCATCATGTATATGACTAAATCTATTCTTATTTGGTCTGTCATCATACCTTTCTCCAGATACTTGCATGCGTTTATAATGGTATCCACCATCAAATCCTTTTATTAGATTGTTACATTTTGGATCAATGAGTATACCACTTTCTCCATCAGTCATTCTATTTAACACAGCTGTTACTGCTTCTAGTCGTAATGCTACATCATTAGATGGTGCTGGTCTTGCATTTAAACCACGACCACGTAGTATTTGAAATGGTGTTGATTCATCTGTTTGTACTCTTTGATCCCCTGCAGGATCTCCATAGATAATAAATTCTCTTGGTAGATATTGAGCCATGTGCTGTTTCATTATTTCTGAGAACCTTACTATGCCCATATCTTCTGCTACTAATTCATCGAATACTATCCATCGACCACGTAGTCTTTGTGCAAATACACATGCAGGTGTTAAACCAAAATCAATACCTACAAAAATTGGTACACCATCTGCAATAGCTAGATCTCCTTTTGCAACATGTGTTGTATGCACAAATGATTCATATACTGGCTTGCCATCTGATACTTGTCCTAGTTTGTTTAATATATATACATCAATCCATGATTTAGTTTTACCACGTATTATATTGCTATAGTAATCGCCAGTTAAGTTTTTACCATTCTCTTTATCTGGATTGTTTATGTAATCTTCGATCTCATTACTTTTATTCTTTACTTCAAGCATAGCAGGTGGTTGATTATAAAATGTCCAGTTATCTGGTTTAACTAACATCTTTGCTTCTGACTTAGAAATATAATCTGGCAATACAGAATCACCAGACATAATAGACCACCAGTGTTCTGTATCTGGTGGGTTAGTATCACATATAACTCCATACCATGTTGGGCCTCCATCTCTCATCGATGGATATCGACCTACCCTCATAGAGCAAGCATCGACTATTGACTTTGGTATCTCTCTTGCTTCATTAATCCATACACCAGTTAGTTCTAAAGATAGTAATTTCTTTACATCTTCTGGTCTATCAAGCGCAAGGAATATTACTTCCAAGTCAACATTACCTTTTCTAATTCTATGAGTAAAAGGCACTGACCAATGAAAGCTACCCCATTCATCTTCTGGAAACCAGTCAAGCCATGTTTTGATTGTTGTTGTTTTTAGTTGTGGGTTTGTATTTCTAATTACTGCCCAACGTGATTTCTTTATACCATCATCACTTTCTTTTTGCAGTAATGCTCTACGGAATATTTCTATGCAACATGCAACAGACTTGCCACTACCTACTGGACCACGTAAGCCACGCAGAAAGGCATCATCTTTCATAAATAGTTTTAGAGTTTCGCCATCTGGTTTATAGTTCAGTGATCCCATAATCAACTGCTAACTTAATTAATTTTTCTCTAGCTTCTTCAGACAAAGATTCAATAATCTTATCTGCTTCATAATCATTGATATGTGATTCTGGATAGTCTTTCATGTGTTGTGATTTAACAACAGTACGTAGTTTGACTAGATCTTTTATTAATACTTTGTTAAATATACTAGTCATAGTTTTTGCCTTCGCCTATTAACTCTTCTGCCATTCTAGTGGCTTCTTCTTTCGAGTATCCTTTTATCATTTTAAATTCTACATACTGATCTATTTGTTTTTGTCTTTGTAGATAGACACGTAGCTGGTCATTATCAACCATTGTCTTTGCTCGATCTTCTGCTTTTTCTAGTTTAGTGGGTTTCTTCTTTTGGGGGGACTTCGTCATATGCATACTCCTCTGCTTTAAATAATACTTCTAAACAATGTATCATTTCATTCTTTTCACGTATTACTTGTGTAAGCAGTTTGTTTGCATCTGTCAAAACTTCTATTTGTTTTTCCAATTCTTTCTTGTTAGCCATGCTAGGTCTTTCTATATTTACGAACCTTACGTGCAATCGCTTTAGGCTGTTTACTAAATTGCTTACCCTTCGCTTTATCCCTTCTCTTCTTGGCTGTTGTTCTTGCGTACTCTTTAGCAGATAATTTTTTTATAGCTTTCGATGGTAGGTATCTTTCTCCAGTTTCACTAGACTTCTTACCAGACTTAGTCCTCCATTTTTGCTTAGACCATTTTGCTAATGATGTTTTAGATTTGCCACCACCTCGGTATCCACCACCTGCTTTCTTATAAGCTTTGACTGCTGCTTGTGCTTTCCGACCAGACCATTGACCAGCCTTTGTACCGTAGCTTGCTTGTGCTTTAATACGTGCAACTATTCTTTTCCATAAAGCTGGTTTCGTTTTTGTTGCAGTCTTTGACATTAGTTACCATACATCTCTTTAAGTTTTTTTAGTAATTTCCTATCTTCTTCGGTTATTGTAATTGCTGTTGGATTATATACAGCATCAGTGCTTAGACGTTTTCGATCTGGAAACAAAGTAAGTTTTTTGTTTCGTTTCTCAGACATTGGTTTTGTAGCAGTTGCCATATTGTTGCGAACAAATTGTTCTAAGCTTACAACATTACTCATTCTTACTGGTCGGTTTGCTCTGCCACTACCACGATAAGCAGCATCAGTACGTAGTGCTTTTGGTGGTGTATACTGTCGTGTAACATTTAAAGGTTTATATAAATTTTTAAAATCATCTCGAATCATATTTTTGCTAGGAAGCATAGTCTTTGCATCAGAGGCAATACCTTTTGCTTCCATAATATTTTTATTTCCAGGGGCAATAACTTGATAGATATCACCTTTAGATGTTATGCCACCACCACTCTTTGTAAGGTCTGTAATAAACGCTTTAAGTTTTTTGAACCCACTAGTTGTTTTTATAAACTTTGCTGTAGCAGTTCTTTGTCTATCTTCTTTAGTTCTTTTTAGTTTATAGGTATAACCTTTTTTCCCAGGCTTGTTAGTGCTAATTGTACCAACAACTTTGCCATCTCTATATACTTTTCTAAATGTAACCATTTTATAATCCTAAAATTTTATTTTGTATGTAATACCAACCTCTTTGCCTTTCTTGTATGGCTTTATTGGTGAAGCTTTATACGCATCAATTAAGCTTTCGATCTTAGACTTTGGTGGTACAAGAACATGTGTTGGCACTTCTTCTTGCTGTGGCTGTCCCAAATCTTTTGGTTTAGGCATTGGATACTTATACTTAGTCATTACTTCTTCCTCTAAAAATTATAAAAATCTAATAGACTTCTACCTTTTGGTCGCTTACTTGCAGAAATACGCATTTGTCTTTTTCTTTCAGCCATTATTTCTTTTTCTAACTCTGCACCAGTTTTAATACTAGTAAATAATTTTTTTACACTTGCAACGTCTGCGCGAGCATCATGATCTATACCAAATGCTTCATGCGCACTTAATAACGTATTAGCACTTGCTTTTTTATCTATTGCCATCTTCATGAATTGTGCCATAGGATTAGCAGAATCATCCATAGCACGGTAGTTTTTAGCTCCTAAATTTTTATCTTTAAAGACAGCATCAGTAATCTTACGTTTCTTTCGCATACGATCTCTTTGCGCTCTTAAACTTTTCTCACCTTTAGGACTGTAACTCTTAGCTTTAGCTACAATCCTTTGGTAAGATTTTCTTTTACTGTAATCTATAGCCATATTACTTTTCTTTCTTTTTCTTTGAATTCATTATCTTCTTTTGTAAAGCAGCAGGTAGTGTCTTTTGTTTTTTTGTAAGTCCACCACTTGACTTTGCTTTACCTTTACTCATTTTACCGTATGCCATATTACTTTCCTTTCTGTTTTTTCATAATCATGGTTCGTACCTTTTGAGGTAAGTCTTTAAAATGAAAGACTGGTTTACTCATACTAGTATGTTTTGCACCAGTATGTAAAGAGCCATCTGGCATTTTATGAGTTTTACCAGTATACAACATGCCAGTCTTTGTATAATGCTTTGCTCCTTTAGGCATTACTTCTTACCTTTCTTTTTTTTATTCTTTAGTCGTATTGACATAGCCTTAGCTTTCTTTCTGGCATCTGCCTTGCTCGAAGCACCCCATGCTCGCAAAGATAACAGAAGTCTTGTAGGTTTACCATCTTTATATTCTGGACCTCTCATATTACCCATACGTGCTAGGAAGGATGCCCTTCGAGGATGATCCCCACTCTTAACTGGTGCTTTTAGTGTACCACCTTTATAAGAAGCACGACCTTTAGCATTCAAGCCACCCTTAGGGTTCTTGCCTTCTTTCCTTGTCCATGCTGGTGTTTTATAAGCCATGAAGAATACATAGCATAGTTTGAACGAGCCTTGAAGAAAAAAATTTTGTGGGCAATACTTTTTATACGTTACCGTACCGCATTTTCGGCCCCCCATCTGTAAAATTAGCCCAAGTAGCAAACCTGCTACAAGGGCTGTTACTACCTTACTACATGTTCTTCTCTCTTCTAAGAAAGATCTATATTTATCTGAAACCCAGCTACCATATGGTGGTGTTGATCCACCGATTTATAACCCGCTCTATCGAGTATGTCCTTACTTGCTTCTAGTTGCACATATTCAGACTTAGCGGTTTGTGATAGCGATTCGATTCTGGACAAGGCTCTAGTACTACCCAAGGCTAACTTGCGTCTAAGTTCTTGTTGCAAGTACTCTTGTACTTCTGGTTTACGTAGCATCTTACTTGCACTAACTCTGCTACTGTTGCCCTTATATCCTGCCAGTTTCGAGGCTTCAGTAATGGTGCAACCTTTGGCTACGAGTATATCAACCAAGTTCCTAGCTTTACTAGATATTTGTTGCTTTGCATTAACTATCTTCATCTTGTTCTTTGTTGAGTTAAACACTAATACTAATATAGATACACCTGCGTTTCCAGCTTGTCAAGGTAGTTTGGTAACCTAAGGGCTTTCGTGAATGGATACACGGTATCCACCCTTCGGGCTTCAATCCGATTAGGTTTGGATATCTATCAGCCTAACCCCACATGCACTTCACATTTATCTAGCCCTTGCGATCCCCCGACTGCGGTAAATTGTGTTCAGTAAAATGTAATCATATTCCAAGGGCATTTGGAATATGTACTTATGCGATTATTCTACAAACCCTATTCGGCTTTGTAGCGCACCTCCCAGATCTCTGTAGAGATCTTCCCTTCACTATTTATATGCACTGCAAAAGACAGCAGGCTTAGTCTTTAACAGTGCGTCCCACAAGCGGTAGGTAGTGCGGGACAGATTTGATTCTCAATCTCT